ACTAACTTTGGTAAAGTATATAAAGTTGGTAGTAATGGTGAAAGGACTGAAGTAAACAATGGCTTGAATACTACTTTCTTTGGTGGTTTTACTAAAATCGTATTACCTATAGAATCGTATTTGGTATCTACCTGAACTATTTTTAGGCCATACTTAACAATATCAGATACTGTCCTCCAGCCTTGTGGAGTTAATAAGCGGTGTTTAGGAGTACAATCTAAAATTTTACCTCTATTGTCTTCTACCTCCCAAGTTAAAAGCTTTCCTTTATATACAGCATCCAATACTTGTTTCCAAGTTCCAGTATGAGTTAGAGTATATAACTTCTCTTTTCTTAAATCTCTTACTCCCATTTCATCTGGAGCTAATTCTTTTATAGGCTTAAGAAAAGCCTGTAGACCTTTTTTATTACCTTCTATATTTTTCCGATAGGGATTTTTAGTAAGTAATATTTCGTAACTCCCTGATATACAGCTCAATGTGGGGAATGCCGATGCCCATATCGTTGAAGCCCATCTTACAATTGCTGCCTCATCAATTACCAACAACGACAAAGATTCAGAACGACCTGCTTGATCTGATGTTGGTATAGACTCAATTATGGAGCCATTTGCAAATTCTATTGTTGATACAGAACCAAATTCTCCAGTACGACCGTTTATAATGGGTTCTTGTAGATATGAAGGAAGATTCTTGTACATAAACTTGATCTTCTTCAGTACCTTCTTTGCTACAGTATCTTTGATCGAGATGATGTTTATCTTCTTGTTTGGGTGATACATAGCTAACCAGAGACAATACATGGATATCAACTCTGTAATACCAGCCTGACGAAATTTAAGGATGATATTGAACCTGTTCAGCATGAATTGGTATAGTACTGCTTTCTGAAATGGATATAGCAAGAACTTAACCATACCCAACACAGGGTTGATAACATAGCAGAAAGTAGAAAAGAAGAATGGATCCTTCATCACACGGACCAAGGTCTTAAGTTGTTCTGGTGTAATATTTGTATCTCCTTCTAGTAATGTCTTCTTTCTTGCCATATCAAAAACTGTATGAAACTCTTATGTAAGGATCAAGTGATAAATTGTCCCTGAGTTTGGGATAATAGTTGAAATTCAACCCGGCCTCATAATTAAATTTACTGGTATTGTACTTCAAGCCTAAATCCAGATCATGCATGTTATGTACCGGTCTGATGGTATATTGTACGACTGGATCAAACCTTTTTATGAGTGACGTTTTCTTATTGGTTAACTTCCCATCCGAATAGTTGTACTGATAACGATCATAATTTACCTGATACTCTTCAGTAAATAGTTTGCAGTCTGTATTGAAGGTAGTGATTGACAGTTTATCTCTACTGGAAAGTATCTGCAGTAGTTTTGGAGCTTGTGGATAGTTAGTTAAGAACAACTCATTGTATTCAACCTTCACTGAATCTTTCTGTATGATAGTAACTACTCTATCAACATACTCTATTCGTTCAATTGGTACTGAATCTATCTGGTAGAGGAATACCATGCTAGGCAATTGTATCTTTGGAAACTCTACTTTGGGAACAAAAGGTTTATTAACCCAAACTGTATCGGGTTGATGGTTGATATTTTCCAAGTCATGCCTTAACTCTGAATTCTGATCCCACATCCAGAATATAGTTAAGGTCATAAGTATGAAGGCTATGGTTAAGATTACATTTTTCATGTGATTGAGATTTTATGAAACCATTAAGGGGGGATTATAGGGGGGATTAAAGAAGTAAGTCTTAATCTAAAAAGAATAAGAATACTACTATAGAACAAAGTATATGTTTATATAGCTTTAGCTATATAAACTTCTATTAGTATTTTAGTATACTAAAATACTAATAGAATTCTCCTTATACGTATGCGTATACGCGATAGGGGGCTTGATTAGAGTATTTTAGCTTTCCTCAAGCAAGCCTTTAACCAAAGTGAATTCTCGTATACAGCTCCTTTTGTCAGGGTATTCCTCCCCTTGTTCAACCAATAGGTTGGATTGTTCTTATCAAAATATACCTTAAATGATTCTGGGAATCCCATGATGACTCTATATTCATCAAGTCCCATTATCCTTCCATGAGGATTAAATTGCCTGGATGAAGGTCTCACAGTCAAAGGGTAACCTCTCTTCCTATTGCGATATACTCCTGGTAGAGTTTTCATCTTATGAGTTCTCATTGGCCATTTGTGATCATTTTTGAATTCAGTTTTCCATAGCTTCCTCACTTGAGCTACAGTAAGAGTTGTCTTAGACTTATCAGCATAATGATACATTGCTAATTTCTTGTCATCAGATTCTCTGTAATTTATGTCTTTTCTTACTTTTTTCTTCAATTGACACAGATTCTTAGGCTTAGTTACTTGAAAAGTGTGATCAAATACTTTTGGATTGATTCCAGAATCCTTACGTACTCCTATCATCACTAATCTTTTCCTACTTTTCTGGGAATTACCAAATACCGTAACGGAATGACAGTGTACTATAAGCTGATAATCAGGCAAATTATTTTCCCATTCACCGATAGGGATGAAATCTAGAAGCTTTGGAAGGTTCTCAAGCATAAATACTGCTGGTTTGAACTTCTTAACACTAGAAAGATACAGATTTAAGGTTGCATCTTCTCTTGGTTTACCCAGGGTTTTCTTCCTTGAATAGGAGAATACAGAGCTATGACCACAGGATGGAGAACCAATGATCATGTCAATTTTGGTAAATTTCACTTCTTCAAGGCTCTTTAAGAATGGAATATCACCAAAATTAAGCTTCCATTGTAGTTCTCCTTTGGAATGGAATACAGCTCTTGGTTCAACATTAGCTACAAGATGATCTTTAAACTCGAAAAGAAGCGCTCCTTGCGCTCCACAGATACCAAGTACATTCATTGAAAATAGATTTGTTTAATATATACCGGATGGTCTTGCTAAAGACTACTATAATATGCAAATTTAATATCAAAACTATATGAAAGTTGGAGATTTACTACTGGTAACTGGCACTGCATTTTTTGAAAAGACCAAAATTGTTGACCGAAATAAGGGGATTTATACCCTAGAAAATGGGATAAAGACAGATAGAACTCTTCATCCACTGAATTCAACATATAAAGTTGAACCTTTTGATGAGGAAAAGTATAAAAATCTCATGGCACAGAGACTTTTAACAAGAAATTTGGAGAAATTGACTCTGATCAACAACAAAGGGATAGAAAATCCAGAAATTGTTAGATATGCAGCTAATAAACTAAGTCGTATACTTGAAAAACTGGAAGAAAAATGATACGTTTCATGATAAGATTCCTTATAACAAATCACTTTATAAGGGTTATAGACAATGGGATTTCAGATGCAGGAGTACTTAGCAAAGCTTGGAAAGGAATAAACAAAGAGTATGAAGGCAATGAATCCTGGGAAAATGGCAAAAAAGAAGCCTTTCAAACATTCATCATCTGCTTTATAGGTCTAATCATCATTTCATACATAGTATGATAACATCAACACCACCAATTTGGTTCGGATATACACTTATCATCATGTATATCTTAGGGTTTATCTTCTGTATCTTTCTCAGAAGTGTAATAAGTGAAACTCCTTTGAAAAGGTCAAGCACTAAAGTAAGGTATGGAGTTTTATTCCTTATATGGATGATGAGTCCAGCAGTAGTGATAGGGTTATTCATTTTAACTGTGAAAGTTATATTCAGACATGGCGATAAGAAGAACTGATATAGAGATAATCCTTCCAGGTGTAACCTACCAAGAAAAGATGGCAATCTCAGTATGGGATGCCTACATAGAAAAGGTAGTTATAAACGGGGATATTCCTTCCCTGATATCCGACAGGTTATGTGGAGGGATAAAGTCTATGATAAATGGCTATCCTCAAAAATTCAGTGGACAACTCAAAGGTAGTATAGAAAACCTACTCAATGAAACAGAGGTTAGTATTTATAAGAAATATGGAATAACCTACTCTAAGTTAAGGGTAAAAAGAGATGGGTACTATTTATTAATTTCTACAAAACCAGACCAACCATTTGACATATGGGAATCATAAATCCTCAATAAACCATGATAGAAGTATTAAGTCATTTTCTGGGATTCTTTATTGGATTCACCATAACACTGGGTATGATAGGTTCAATTCTTCATTACCTACGGAATTATTCTAGAGAGTCATTAAATTTACTACTAGATTTATTTATCTTAGGTATGATTATAACTCTGGTGATAGGTATAACCATTCTAATATTGCACTATGACATCTGAACTGAATAAGGATATGATCATACTGGATTGGATCTTGAATGCTAAGAAGTGTTACATAAATGACCTATCTAGAGTAGGAATGTGCAAAGCATTCAAGAGGGCATTCCAATATGTCCCAAAGGTGAATAGGAACCTGGCTAAGCTAATCACTGACTTGGGTTGGGAAATAGAATACCTCTATGATGAACCCATATATAATGGGAAATGGTTGAGCAAATTGATACCAGAGTTTACTTGGAGGAGATAAGACAACTAGTCATTACAGGTATTATGAAATGGGGATAATTCCCCATATAAACCAGGTTCGTTGGTGGGATAAAGATGATATGAATTCAAGGATAAAGGCATTTGATTATTTGATCAGAGTATATACTGACAAGGTTAATAAATCGGTTATTAAACAGGATTAGTTATGGAAAACATCACGGTTAATGGCTTCAATATCAGAATTGATAGGATATCTAGTTTAGGAGAAGCTTTATGGGTTAGAAAGAATTTTTTAATGAATAATGAAGCACTTAGTTATAAGGGAACCTCTTATGCTAAGGCAGATGTATTTCTATACAATTACGATTACCTATTTAATTCAGTTGGATTAGCTTTAGTACCGAGAGCAAAAAGTGATAACCCAATTTATCATGGTAGTGGGATATATGAATCATGATATGGGTTAAAGGTAGTTAAGTTAGTATCTGAGTTGAGGGGATTGGATTTATTATGTGAAAGATGTAAACCATGGATATTTAATTTACCAGAAGTTGGTTGGGGTGATTTTTGGGTTATACCAATGACAGTAGAAGGATTTATGGGAACCTTGTATTATGGTACTTATAGTAAGGATGAAGTAAGGGAGATATATGAATCCAAAGGGATAGGCCTTATATAGGGAGCCTTAAAAATATCCTGGAAAAATTTTATGAAGAGCCTTTAGATAGGTTCTTCATTTTGTGTGGGGAAGGGGGGTAGTGATCAATTCCCTTATTATGAGCTTTATCACTGGGTTTATTTTGGAGCTAGCAGTAAAATTATGGCCCTTCATGGGAGCCTTTAATGCGAGGAGCCTAAAACATCTGGCAGTAAAAAAGGCACACGGTGTCCCTATCGCAAAATTAAAATTAATTAAAAATAGGGGACAAATTATGCCCCCTACTTCTTCAATGAAATTTAATTACTATTTTGTTTTCAATAAATTGATAAGTTATTTTATTTTTTATTTGTTTCTTTTTCAATCCCTGAATTAAAATAGTTTCTTTTTCATTTACATATATTTGAAATTCGTATGTTTTTTTATCAAATATATGTTTTATTTTATTTAGTAGTTTCATATCTTTATTTTTCATTCATTGCAGAAAGGAAATTTTTAATCGTGTCTTTCTTTTCTGTGTTTGCATTTGCGTCTACGATACATTCTACATTAATGTAAACTTGCTTTGCGTATTCTTGCCATGCTTTTTTTAGTGCCTTTCTTTTTTCTACGTTTTTACTACTGGCAATAAATTCAGCAATAAAAGCGTCTAATTTCTTGCGCAATTTCATACGCAAATTCTTTTTCTCTTTGTCTGTTTTGCACTCCACGAAAATCTCTTTGCGATAAATTGATTTTCTTTCGCTGGTCGAAAAAATTTCGTTACCAATTGCCAAAATTTCATTTGCTTTCATAATAGTAAAAATTAAAGGTTAATAAAATGTTTTGTTCTTTTCTGTATTGCAAACATACTACTGAATCTTTTTTAATGCAAATTTTTAGACATAAATTTTGATTATTTTTTCTTATAATAGTATTTATTTAGATCAATTTTAACTATACAAAATAATCGGTTTAGGTTCAGGCAGTAGGTCTGTTTAATGATCCATGATGATAAGTTGGTTTGTTGGTATATGGTCTGATACAATTATGGCCTTAGCTGGCACCATGAGGTACAGAATAGTCCAATAACTAGGCCTTTAATGTTCATCTTCATTTTCGGCCTTTGTCCCCATATATCTAGAGTATCATATATTTATAAATAACTAAATACTTGTCTTATTAATTACAAAGTTCTATGATATGCCCCTGCTTGCATTGGGATACACCTTTCATTGCATTCATTCCCCCTATATTATATAATATCTGAAGGCCTGGTTGGGTACCATATAGGTACCTTAACCTATAATATAAAAGGCCTATAAGCCAAGCCACTAAAAGCGATATAAGGCCTTAACCATATACCAATATAAAAAGGCCACTAAAAGCGGGGCCCAACCTTGAAAGCAAATGAAGGCTAGATCTTATCTACCTCCAAACCTTCCGGACCCATATTAAGGATATAACCTACCTGGATCAAATTATTTATTACCGAAGGTACGCACTTCTTAATATGCAACCTAAATTCGGTCTGGCCCATATTCCCTACGAAATTATTCTTAGGAATATTAATGGCCAATTCGGTTGAATGATGTTTGGAGATAATTTCCAGAGCAGTGGTGAAATCCTTAATATTAAGCATGGCCTTAAATGTTTTATGGTTTATTATTTATCTTTCTTTATACAAATATAGTAATAATATATAATATATGCAAATAATATTTCAAGGCCCTGATAGGGCCATAACCTAATCCATGAAGGCCATATTAAGGTACCTTAACCTACCCTAATTGGCCTTAAAAGGTACCCTAAACCAGCCCTAACTGAGCCTTAACTTGAGAATTTGGATCTCCAAAACTCTATTTCTGGCATATCGATTTTAGACACCTGTTCCAAAATCCCCTAAAAGACTCGCATATATATATATATATAGACTCTATTCTTTAAGGTTAAGGATTAAGGCCTATTAAGGTACCTTTGTGTACTTTATGAAGATCTTCATATATCTCAAGTATAGACCATATAGTAGGCTATATGTCTCTTTAGATAAAGAGCCTTAGTTGGTAGCCTAATCCTTAACCTTAAAAGACTTATATATTATATAATATAGACTTGAAAAGGCAAGGGTTTGGGTACCCTAAAATGGCTCTTTAAGGTACCTTAAAATGCCTTTTGGTCCGGTCTAGTGCTATTTGGGCCTTAAGTCGTAGTAGCTAATACGTATAGTAACCAAGATAGCTCAAGAGCTCGTATGGTACACAGTGCATTGGTAGGATAACCTAACTACCCAAAATTTCCCACCCCCTGATTTTATGGCCCTGGCGAAATTTCGACTTCATCCCAAGTTCCCGGACCCATTATTATCCTTACCTATAAGGCCCATGAATAAAAGCTATTCTTTATCTATCATTTGAATACTGTTATCCTATTCTCTTTTCATATATGGGTAAACTAAAAAACAAATATAAGGCCTCTAAGATATAAACCTAAAAGCCTTATATATGATTTATTATATTGATCCTTTATATTATGGATTGTATATAATTATTTGATTTTTCTTTGTTGGGGGGTTGGGGGTTATAGCCTTTAAGTGATTGGGATCCTTTATTTGATTAGAGGCCTTTTTATGGTTATATTTGTTTTGGGGATGATGTATTACTATTGAGTGATTTAGAATCCAGGTTTAAGGTTCAGATGTCTTAGTACCTCTCTTAGTTCGGAATCGGTATGGGATTTGGCTTTTTCTAGAGGGATGTTGTTATGGTTGGAAGCAATTCAATTATGATTGCCCTTTCTCTAGAGACTTTAATTGTTTTCATGGGTTACCTGGATTTGGGGTAGAACTTATTCTTGAGATCTGTATAATTCCATATAATGGTTTCATATTGATCTTCTGTACATTTGATTAGTTTGGCTCCCCGTTCTATATCTGTCATATTCATAATGCCAGATCGTTGGAGTTTAAGAAATTTGTTGAAGAGTTCTTTAGGAGATGTTATTCATGATTTTAGTTTATTTGTGGGTTTGGAAAAAGTCAAATTCTATATACCACCTTAGCCAGGAGAGGATGATGTAAAATGGTCTCTGGGATGTGATAACTATTGTTGGAAGTAATATCCATTCCCTGGGAGTAGAGTTTGATAAGGCTGTTGCTTTGATTTTCATAGTTTTATTTATTTTCGGAGTACTTGTTCGGGGATTTTGGTTTGATTTAATCCATTTACCAGTTGGATTTGAGGATAAAGTAGTTCTGACCATTTATTGTAGATTGGTTGAGCTACTTTATAAGCTCCCTCCTCATCTTTTACTTTATTCCAGAAGTCATCATAGTCTTTGTATTTCAGAGATATTTCCCCTATTGATCTTAGCATTACTTCTACGTATATGCCATGATCAGTTTGCCTATAAGACAGAGGATTGCCTGACCAGCCTTCTTCCCAGAGATTATTCTCTAGTTCAGCGAATGCCCCATTTACTGCTGTTACTCCGAGTTTTCTGTAACGTTGGCTTAGTCTTAGCCATTTATCCTTTTCCTGAGTAGTCATAATTGTACGTAGTATTCAGTTTGGAGTTCTCCATACATTGCTGAAGTTTCAGAATCTAAGCTTTTCAGATAGGGATTATCCTGATCTTGGGTTTTGAATACCAATTCTAATATATTCACTTCCAGATCAGTTATCGATAATTTATTCTGATTCATTTGATCTTCCAACTCATCCAGTTTTCTGTTGAGTTCAAGTTTTAGTTGTTGGAATAATTGCTTGTTTTTCATAGCCCTAAATTATTAAAATTATTATTTGCTTTTCTTCATTACAATAAGCAATTTAATTTATATTTGCAAATTAAAATTCTGGGCCCTTTACCAGCTTTCGTCTTCGATAGTGATATGGATATTGTGGTTTATATTGATGTTCTGCTGTTGAACCTGTTTTTCAAGGTCATTCCTTTTCTTTTCTACGGATTCTATGAGTTCTTTGCCCTCTTTTTCGGATTTGATACGATAGTAGGATCTTTTGGTAGAGATATAATACCTGCCTTGATTATCAATTTTCAGTACTGGTTCTTCTACCATGATTACATCCTCTAATGGGTTATAGGTTTCTGGTTTGTGGTGAGGTACGAATAGGAAAGCCATTATTATGAATATAGCCGCTATTATGATACCTATTACCATGGGCTTCAGACAGCCCTGTTCTTCTTGCTCTTTCATGATATCTTATCTGATGGTTTTAATCTGGTTACTGTATTGTTGTTTGCAATGTATCTATCCATTGCCTCTTTCTTTATCAGAGCAAATGTCTTCTTACCTGTTATGGTATTCAACATTATAGAGGGAACTACATCCATTAACCTGGGTAGTTCACCATCATCATGTTCTAGATCTTCTATAATCCTTATTTCTGAGTCATAATCTAATTCCAACATGTAAGGAATTAATTCGAACATCTTCATAGTAGGCTGGATATTTACTTATTCATGGATTTCTACCATATCAATTCCACCTTGGTTGTATATTCCAACCATATATTTATGGCCATCCTGTTCAAAGGTGAAAGTCAACACTTGATGATTTCCTACTTTATGGATAGTAACATCTGGCTTTCCACCGATATCTACCCAATTGGTTGATTCTACTCTCTTTTCTACACATGAAGTTAAGAGAATTGCCATTACGATGATAAGCTTTTTCATAGTTTTGATTTTATGGTATCTCTGATACCGATTAGTATTAGTTTTTGTTCTGGAGTTAGATGAGGATCAAGTATTGCCTTTTTAGCCTCTATATACAATTCCCTCATTTTTATTCTGTATAACGGCCCTTTGATATTCTTACATACCCAGTTATACTGTCTTTGTATTCTATTGAAAGAACTCATGCTATCAATTCTATTTTAATTCCCATATTGAGAAGAGTGACCTTTACTTCATCATCTCCAGTTGAGAGAACATGTATCAGTTGCTGCATTGCTGGGATGAAGAACATATTCTTTAGAGTGTCATCTCCGAAGTTTAACCAGAATGTATGCTTAAATGATTCAGGAATCCCATCAGAATAATATTTAACATTTACCTGGTAATTATATAATTGAAGCCCAAGTCTATAGTCAAGTTCTTCAATTACCTCAGAATAAATATCATTTATAGCTTCCTTGATATATTCCTTATCCTCTTCATGTATACCATTGGATCCTTCTAATCCTTCGAGTAATACCTTCTTGTAATTTTTCATAATTAATGCGATTTTATTTCTTCATTACAAATATAAGCAATTTAATTTATATTTGCAAATTAAAATTAACGGTCGGCCTGGAATGGTATACCAGCTACTTCGAATGCTTCTTTGGCCTCTTCTGATAAATATTCGCATTTTTCTGAAGCTGCAAGATAAACTGTGCCGTTGCAGTCACATACTACTCCAGTAATACCATGTTCGAGTGGCCACATAGGCTGAACTGCTACCATTACTGGTGCCAGAGGGTCCATATCCTCCAATACTTGCATCAGATCTTTTACCGTAAAGGTTGAATCAATTGGATAACTCTTAGTTTTCATAGCGGTGATTGATTAGAATGTGAAATCAGTGTAAACTTCTTTGTCTCCTTTTCGGATTACTTCATGGTTGATGTTCTCCCATTTGTATGTACTGTAGCATTTAGCCTGAGGAATGTATTCTCCTCTGACCCATACTTGAGAGATGTTAGGTTCTTTAACGGGAGTAAGGGTAAAATAATCTCCTCTTTTCAAATCCTTGATTTTTCTCTTTTCCATAGCCTTTAAATTTTAGGGTTTATATCTTTATTTCTCTTTATGCAAATATAATAAAATTATACTTAATATGCAAATAAAAGTTCTCGGTATTGGCATATGGTAGGGATTTCTAGAACTTTTATATTATAAGGGGTTCTAGTTACTTAGGAAACAAAAATAAGACCTCTAGAAAAGAGGTCTTATGGTCTTTTATTTATTTGGTCTTAGCTGATGTAGGAATTTGAGTAATGTAGTATTTATTTCCCGCTGGTTTAGTTGGGTATTTTAGTAATTCATATTCTAAAGCTGAAGTATCTGGGAATTTTATATAAATACGTATACCTGAATATACTTGCCAACCTGGTCCCCACTCGGGTTTACTTTCGAATGTACTGAATATGTCTATGTTCATCCTGTCCGCTTTGGATTTTGTACCGAATATCTTATTTGTGAAACCCAGTACTACATTTGAGATAGTGGGGTAAAACTTAGGATCATAATCTTTGTACATATTGTAGCAATAGAGTCTAGTAGCTCTGATTAAAAGCTCTATCTTATCGTTTGTATACATAGCCTGGTGTACTATAAGATTCTATCGTATATGAAGAAGTTTGAGGGATCCTTAGTGAATGAATAGGTTTTAGTGTTGAACTCTTTATTGATCACCACTATATCTCTGTTACTTAACTTCTCTAATTCATCCAGGTAATCGAATACATCATCAATTATCCCTAGATTTGCAATGTTTGTACCATCGGAGAACCCGAGAAGCATACCTTGACAGATGTTATCCATTATATCCAACTTGATGTATTTTCCATCTTTGCTTATGGTATCTTCCCATTTTCCATTATCTACATATCTGAAGAGATTGCACCAACCAGTTATGGTATGAATCTTTATCTTAATAGCACTAGCTGATACTGATAAAGCTACTTTTGAATTAGTACATAACCATCCCTGCCGGTTTACATTTGTATCGGTGAATACTATGTCTTCGTGATACGGGGGGTAAGGTAATCCGAATACCCTCATTTTTCTACCTTCTTTGAGTAACTGATTTACTCTTTCAACTACCTGAGTAGCATTAAATACTGGCTTTCCTTCCATAGTGAGTGATTCTTATTATAAGTTGAACTGAACTTCTGCTTTATAACTCGGGTCAAAATCCAACTTAAATGGTATTCCCAAGTAGTGCGGATAGGGGTTATGCCATATATGATACTTACCTAATTCATCTGAAGCATTCTTTATATTATTCTCCCCAGAGATATAAAACTTTATCTCATGATCATCTGAGGTTATTGCCTTCAAATAACCGTTTACAGTTATTGTAACCTGTTTCTCTTGGGTTTTAACGATTAAGTCCATAGCCTTTATTTTTTATGGTTTATATCTTTATTTCTCTTATGCAAATATAATAAAATTATAATTAATATGCAAATAAAAGTTAAAGGTTCTAGTCTTCTATTTCTGGGTCTATTTCTTCGTAGGCTATGTTTTCTTCGATTTCTCGTCTGATTTGGTGATGGTCTTCCTCAAAGGCATTTAAGGCACCATGGTAGTCTCCGGTTACGCTATCCAATTCGGCTCTTTTTATATTTAATCCTTCCTTATCGCCTCTATTACCCTCTTGCTTAGTTGCAACTACTACGGGTAATTCCTTGAAGTCGTATTGATTCTCTACATATTCTATCTCCTTGATTCCACCATTATCGGCTAATTCTTTTTGTATCATAGCCATAGCTTCATCTCTGGTGATGATTTTATCCTGTGGTTCTGTAGTATTGAATTGATTGTTCTGTTGAGCAAATATATTTACTGTACCTCCGCCTGATATAGCTCTTACTAAACTCTGAAGAGACGTAGTGGATTGTTGCTTTAATCCTATAGCCTTATTGACTTCAGAAGTAATGAATGGAGCATACCTTCCTCCCTGAGAATCCCTGAGTAATTGTACCTGTTGGCTTATTTCCATACGGTCTTCAAGTGCCCATGATATACAAGCTCCCATTAATGAATCAGCAATCTCATTCATCTTGCTACGGTCAAATAAACCGTTGTCTAGAAACGTCTGTTTCATTTGCATCTGAACTATTGCGGGTTCACATCTAAGAAAATCTGCTAGTTCATTTACTGAATAATATCTTGACCAAAGTTTTCCATTATTCACTATCCATATATGGATTATGAACTTGGTCAAATTCTTCATAGCTTCATCATCGCCATTGTTAGCTTGTATAGCCAATTGAGTTATACCAATTCCTCTTGGGAACCTTTGAGCTATTTTTTGTTCTTTCATAGTGTTATATTTTGGTATCTAATAGTTGATCTATTAATAACCAAATAAAAGGCCCTTACCAAATAAAGGGCCTTTTAGAGTTAACTATTTAATAATCAGGTTGCTGGATCACTGAATTAGGCTTACCTTCAATTTTGAAGAGCTTAGGGTTATTTTATATTCCCCAATATGACATTCAGCTTTAAGCTGGTTACTCATAGCAAAAAGTTCTGAAAATAGCTTTTGTACATGTATGGGATATACTATCTCTATATCCACTGAACTAATACTATAGCAAAAGCTTATATTTACTTCACTTTCACCAGCTCCTTGATAGAAGTTTACAATTTTATCCTGGGCCAATTTGGCAATTTCTAAAATGGTCTTCATAAAATCTTAGTAACTTTAGAGTCTTGTATTATTAGGAATTATCTCTTCATATTAGGCTTATCTTTCATTTGCTTTTGTTTTGCCTTTTCCTCTTTCTCCTTGGCCTCTAATTCTGCCTTAATCTTTTCATCCATTTCAATGGCCTTTTTCCTTTTCTCTTCCAATTCTGCATGTAGATTGGGGAAAAGGTTTGCTCTAATAGGAATTACATGTAAGGCAAAGAATGCAGAGAATAACTTTTCAGAGAATGGCTCACCAGCTTTCTTATTAGAAATACTCCGGAATTTATCCTGCTGTTCTTTTACTGCATGAAGGAATTTTTCGTATGTGAACTGAACCTTCATTTTTTGGCAGGCAGTTATCATTGCCTCAATACGGTCCTTAAACTCCTGGCCAAAGGCCTCCATGAATTTTTCCCGGTTGAAGTTGTAATTTTCTCTATCCAACTTAAACTGTTTTACATACTCATTGGTCTTCATAGTGTTTTATTATTTACAAATTATTGATTTTATTAAGTGTATTAATGATTGTTCTCTAGATACTACCTGAAAAAGATATCCTACCAGGTTATCTTCCCAGTATGATAACCACATGTGATTTTGAAACCTGAACTTATTCTTCTCTTCTACCGATATATTCTTTGGCATCCCAGTAATATATAATAAATGAGGCCCATTTGTGTTCTCTATAAATACTGGATACCTTAAATTTTCGTCTACCTTAAAATATCCCTTGATAGCATAATCTGGAAGATACTGATTAGACCTTATACTGCAGTCAAATGCCAAATCTTCTACCTTATATATCTCTGGGTTTACTGGTAATTCATTATAGATATTATCAATATTGGTAGTTTGAAGGTAGTAAGTTATCCTTGATTTATCTAGCGTTACGCTTTTTACTTTCTCTGGAAACATTAATTTTTTTTTCTTTTATTGGTACATAGTCTTCTATATCATCCAGCCGATTAGTTACCAAGGCATATACGAATAACTTAGCAGAACGGAAGAAGAATCTCCTTATATTCTTCTCAGTAATGTAGTAATCGTATAGCCTAAAAAACTTCTTCTGATGCCTATGTTTCAGATTTCTCTGTGTAAGATATGCTCTTAGAACTTCTTTATGTAATTCTAACAATTCATGATCTACTTTCTGAATTGCTTTCTCTGGTAAGCCAACAATCATAATCTTTCATAACATTAAATGATCATTATACTAAGGGGCCAGGACTTAATAATTAGCCCTGTACCCCTCTCCTACTATGAAAGATTAGATTGCAACTGATTCTTTTACGAATTGATTCTTATATTCAAGATACTCCTTCTTGGCTTTCTTGAACTCTTTAGAATCTTGGTTCTCGATTCTGAGCATTGCCAATTCCAGCTGGTGGATTTTATTTCTTACCTGCTGCCGGAACTTCTTTCTTGAAAGAGTGTCCTCGCAGTCTGCGGGATAAATATACTTTACTTCCCTTTTTGTTACTACCTCCTCTACGAGGTTGGCTTCCACCTTTTTCTTGGTTTTATCAACCAGTTTTTCTTTTTTGGTTTTCTTGACCTTCTTTTCTGAGGCCTTTTCTGTAGCTTCCTTTTCTTTGCCAACTACCTTCAGAGCTTTCTTTGATTTTTCGACCTTCTCAGCTTTTTCTTCGATGAGGTTATTGATACCCTCTACCAGATTGGTCTTTTTAACTTCCTGAGCCTTGGTGTTTTCTTCCTTTTTCATGGCTTACAATTTTAAATGGTTATACAATTAATTAAAAGTTGTTTTTATTTTTATTTCCTAATGCAAATATAAAGTAACTTTTTTATATGTGCAAATATTTTTATCAATTTCTTAGTGGTTGTGTTCTTGGTCTCTGGTGTGTTAACCTTTTATTGCTTTCCCTTTTATTGTTTATGCAAATATAGATATAAATATGAACCCCTGCAAATTATTTTGCTAATTATTTAATGGTCTGTTCATGGCTTACTAGCTGATAGTTTTCTTAGTATAGCTTTGAACTGATTCATGTAGTGGCATTCTTTGTTTGTACATTTACCGTCTGGTGTAATGTTTTCATTGGCACCACACTTTGTCATACCAGTTGCCTTATATGGACAACACTTTCTATGTGCTGCACATGCTGATTTGAATTCTACTGTACTCATTCGTAATACTCTTTTACTTTAGTTAAACGGCATTTGAATTTGAACGGCCTTACATAGTCTCCCCACCATCCAGTTAGAGGTATAATACACCCGATAATGGCATAGTAGTAGAAAGTTTTTGCAACAAACTGCTGTTTCTCTGCATCCCAAAAATCATCTGTTCTAGCATCATCATCATTCTTAGGGTCTACATATATCCAATGATAGGATATCCTTATGAATAGCCATTGAAATATCAGGATATTCATCCACCCTAATAGGGTTATACCGAATATCTTTTTCCATACCCAGCTGTTAGTTTTCTTTACTTCTTTTTCCATAATCCATAGGTTGATTTAACTTTCTTTAACGGATGAAAAATGTCTAATGATTCCCAAATAGATTCTGCTTGTTTTACTACTGCATCTTTAGCTTCCAGATGACTGCTAAAAGTTTTCCACAGTATTGGAATATAATTCAAGCAGACATGCTTTGATTCTCCTGGTTTTACCCTTATGTAGAAGTAGACTTCATTATCAATTATTTGACCGATTGTAACTCTTTCAAACTTAATAACGGCTTTGGGTTTGAATCCATAAATACTTTTATGCCTATCGCCATTAACATACTTGTTCAATCTGAATTTAATTAGACCAGCCATATCAATCCATATTTCGTTCAAAGTATTCGTAAAAATCTACATCTTCTGTTAGTTGATCCATCAGTTCTTCTACTTCCATATCCAAATGTACTGAAGCTCCTGATACTTGCAATGTTATTCCAGAACCATAACTACCTGGAGACCCAGGGAGTTCAATCTTCATGGGTCTATATCCTGTAACTTCATCTCTATAATGAATTATACCATTTTCGTAGTCATAACTTTTTACTTCTGATACATGTCTAGATTTATCCCAGTTTTTCCAATGAGGTTCTGAATCAGGAGTAGGGGGAACTGTTTGACCATCCCATAGTATGCAGATTACACTAAATGCCGATATTCCTATGATACCAGTTTTAACGGCTTCCCATAAAGTTTTTGCTTCATCTGGTTCTCCTTCTGGTGTGTAATACCTTTTCATAGCTTTTGGCCTGCATATTTATTCCTAATCCTTCTTTCAAATGATTTGCCTACTGATAAACCATTTTCAATATCATCCTTGAAAGTATTAAAATCAAACTCCGATACAGAAACATATTTGTATACCTTATTTCCCTTGAAAGTTATGGTTATATCCCTATTATCGAGGTCAAAAATAACCTTTTCAATTCTGGATGATCCCGTGGTATTAAATACTTCTTTCATCGTTATCGTCCTTTAAGCTCGAAAATATTAAGTCCCATAGCTACTACATTATTTTCCTTCCTCAATGCCTGGCAAGTAAATAAAATATCCCATAAAATGAATACTGAATCTGAGCTCATTTCAATTAAGTCTTCTTCCATCATATATAATGTACTCATGATAGTATTGAACCACCTTTGGTTTAGTCCATTTACTAACATGTTTTCAATATCATCATACCTATTATTAAAGGTATCTCCTTTCACCCTTTTAAAGGATTCTATATATTCCCTTGCCAATGATTCTACTGATTCTAGAGAAGTTCCATAACAAGGGAATATAATTTTCCATTTATCTAAGCTTTTATCCTCTAAAAGGGATTCTAGCGCCTGAATCTGCACATCCATAATTTGATTCCAGATATCCTGAGCGGATAAATGCCTTTGCAATTTTAACCTGATACAACCTCGATTAATTTTCATCTTTTAAATTTATTCGTTATGCAAATATAATATTTCTAATTATAATATGCAAATTAAATTCAGTGGTGTTATATGGGTATATCTAACAAAGAACCCCGAACCTGGGTATGATCCGGGGCATTAGAGGTTTACAGATTGCCTAATCTATTAATCCTCCTCTTTCTTGGCCTTCTTTTTCTTCTTATCCTTTGAAGCCTTCTTTTCTACCTTTTTCACCTTTACAGGCTCCTCTTTCCTCTTAAATGGAATAACTGGTTTTTCTTTTGCCAAATTTTCAGCATACTTCTTTCCTTCCACTTCTGCCTTTTCCTTAGACATAGTTTTCAGAAGAGTACGCATCTTCTGACGATACTTCTTTTTCTGATCAGAAGTCATTTCCTTGCCATCAACCTTCGGGTAGTCATAAGCATTAGGAGTGCTAGTTACCTTCTCTTTCTTGGGATGAACTTCTGGCTTTTTACTCTTCCGTTTTTCGTGTCTCTCAATTGCCTTCTCCTCGTTCAATTCACGAGCCTTTTTGTTTCCCAGGTTAATGATATCAATCCAAGCCTGGATTTTCTTACCATGTTTCTTGTGGCCTGTCCAATCTTTTTTAGGATCAAGATTGTTCTCTTCCATGTAGGCCAGCATTTCCTTCTGAGCCTTGCGTGCTTTACGAGCAGCCAGGTCATTCTTACTAACTTCTTTTGCCATTGTAGTTGAGTTGATTAAAATTAGTTTTGATTACCTTTACATGATTATAGTTTAGTCAAGGAGTTTTTGGTTTGCACTTCCTTTACCTCTGAGATAATTATTTCTCTCTTTTGTAAACTAGCCATTAATTTAAGGTGAACAATGGCATCCTCTTGAGATATGTTGGTATATACTATCCTGAATCTATCACTAGTGTTCTTATCTTCAAAGGTTATAGTTATTATATTACCATTTGTGAGATCTCCTATCCTCTTCACTAGTGACTTCACCTTGCCTAATTTTAAGGTTCTATCCTTTATTAAGGCTTGCTTTTTTCCGGGTGATAATCCTGGTATTGATAACCTTATATCTATATCCTGAATTAACTTACTCAGGTCCTTTATACGATAGATCAGCCCATTTACTGACGAGTTAAATTGTCCCATTTTGGTTTTTGAATAGAGGTATCACTTCCTATTTTCTGGGCATATATTTCAATCAAATGCAATGTTCTAGAGATAATATATTCCGCCATCATTCTATTTTCTTCGGAAAGATCTTTTTCTTCCTCTAGCAATAGCTGATATGATTGCAATTGATTACATAATGCCAGGTATATAATATCATCGTCTTCTTGCATATATTTCTATACAAAATGGGGAGGTTCACCCAGGCTACTTGGATGACCTCCCCTGCATGACTCAAAAACTGAAGTCAGAATCGGTTATTTGGCATAAAGCCTACTCCTCATCTTCATCATCCTCATCGTCCACGATTTCCTCGGCTTCCTTGCCTTTCTTACCCATACCGGGCATCTTAGGAACAAGGTTCCCGTGCTCCTTCTTGGACTTAACCGATACGCCAGGGATTGTCTCATTCGAGACAGCAATTACCTTACCATCCTTATCGGTTACTACCGACGTAATGAGGACACCGTACTTACGTACGTTCATGGCAAAGGTCTTTACTACGTTACCACCACCAAGGTCGATAATATCGCACTGCTTGCTGTTGGGTCGCTGACCAGGTGCCCGGTTCTTGAGTCGCTCCTTCATGGCCTCACGTTTGGCCTTCTTCTCCTCTGCGGTCAATTCCTTCTTACCGCTTTTCTTAGTCTCAGTTTTTGCAGCCTTTGCTTGTACTGCCTTTTTCTTAGTTGCCATATCTTTAATTTATTTTATGGGTTTCTTTGAAAAAGGGAACTTCAAGTTTATTGCCTATTATCACCTATGAAATTTAACTATATTGTAACTTGAAGTTCCCTTGGATTTGGTTATAGTCGGAATTACCTTTACTTCTTCTTTTTCTTAGTGTCTTTCTTAGAAGCAGCCTTTGCCTTGGGCAAAGCAATACCCAACTCCTTAGCTACTGCCTTACGAAGTTTCTCTACATCCTCTTCATCAAACTCATCAGGATCTGTTTCGAGTTCCTTGTCATCGCAAAGATCTTCAAGAGCCTCAAAATCCATTTCGGCCAGATCCTCGGGAGTTACTTCATCTTCGTCATCAGATTCCTCATCGTCTGAGTCATCTTCATCTTCATCCGAATCTTCAGAATCATCCTCTTCGTCATCATCAGAATCGTCTTCATCTTCATCCTCTTCGTCATCATCATCACCTTCTTCCTCATCTTCATCCGAATCATCGTCATCAGATTCCTCAGCTTCTCCGCCAAATACATCTTCAAAATTTTCAGCCGAAATAGGAGTCAGAAGTGCATAGGAACCGTCATCATACTTGATGAGAATTACACCATTAGAGAGAACCTTGCGTTCTACCTCTTTTGCTGCTGCAGCTTTTTTCTTTGCCATAATTGAATTAATTAAAAAGTTGTTTGAAAACTGTTTGATTGATTATAGTTTTGTAATAAACTTTTGAGTATATATCTCTTTATTTTCTTGGACTGCTATAGCTTTCAAGAATACGTTTTTATCTCTGATAGCCTCCAACTTTTGAGTGAATTCATTTTGATCTTTTACCTCAAAGGGTTCACCTTCTTGAGTAAAATTATCATCAACTGCCTTATCTGTTTCTGTATAATACTTTTTAACTCCCACTATGAGCTTTATACCATCCCAGGGATTTTCAGGCTCTTTCTTTTTTACTACCGTCATTTAGCTATTCCGTTTTTATATGCAGTGTAATAGATTCTAGTATATCCTTCTTGTCCTATACCTGAATTTAGAGCAATATGAATATCCCTATAACCTTTTTTATATGCCCTATAATCATGAGCAAAATGTTCAGGATATATATAGTAATCCCCACATACTTTTCTGTTAGTTACTAAATAAGCATACCACCCTGTCTTCATTTTCATAGGAAACTCTGACATTGGAACAAATCCCTGAATTAATAGTTCTTTGAGAATAAACTCTTCTTTTAGGAGTCTCCTTACTTGTGGCATATCACCCAGTCTTTGGGATACTGCCTTTTTATATTCATCCCAATGTCTTTTAGTCCATCTGATAGAACTTATGGTAGACCGTTTAGTTATGGATTTATATGCAAGAGCTACTTTTATTTGACCCCATCCCAAATCACTCTTCTTTGTAAAGAGTTTTCTTTCTTTTAGACTCAGTCTCTTTAGCCTTCGATAGCTTAACAAGCTTTTCTGGAACAGCTTTGAGTAAAGTTCTATATTCTTTTGCTCCATAATTAAACTTCTCTACCAGATTTATAAAGTATTTCTCTTTTTGTTGTGAACTAAGTCTTTTCTTTCTAGCAAGTCTTTCACCAAGAGTTCTTTGAGCACTAGATTTTGCATTTCTATATGCCTCAGTAAGCAGTATCTTAGAAATCGGCTTTTTACGTTTTCCACCTATCAAAAGAGATTTACCTATTACAAATTTCTTTTCTAAGGCAGTCTTTCCTTTTATCCAATGAACTGATCTTAGGTTTTCTCTACCGTAATAAATTAAGAACCTTTGTCTAGCAGCCTTTAATGAATAAAATCCCTGTAATACTACCGCTGGTTCCCCCTTGTAATTATAAGACCATGGATACCATTTATGGAGATATATCTTAACATCCATCTCCCTTATTAACTTACCATGTCTCCTATGAAAATCAGCTCTTCTCTTTTTCTCGAAGTAATAAGCTCTTACATCTGGCGGTAATGAATCAGGATCTATTGCTCCATTTACTACTGTAGCTTCTTTAATACATTCTTTGTATCTGTCTAGAAAACGTTTATCTCTTTGCCTATACTTATGGATCTTTATCTTACCCATAAGTACTTTTCTCAGCCACAGCTGCTTAAAATATATACTGGAGTTATTTATTATAGCAGGTGGTACCCATGGTATACCAAGCTTATAACAAGCTTCCTCAAAATCGTCATGACTATGAAAATACCATATTCTTGGCATATATACCTATTCTTTCTTTTGTTTACGGAGTGCTGCCCTATACCATTGCTGAATGGATTTCTCTTTAGCATCCGGAAATTTCTTTTGTACTCTTCTGATAATACGATCTATTGGTAATTCTTTATATGTTAACTCAAAAACATATGATTTCTTAGTTCCTTTCCAAAGACCGTTATCATCCTTTTCTTTCTTAGGTTTCTTGGGTTTCTCTAATCCTTTAATCCTCTTTGTCTTCTTCTGCTTTGTTACAGTATCCTCACTGATAAATCCGAGATTAAGTTGATAACTTCTCATTGGATCATCTTTAGCATAACCTGCTAATTCAAGTTGATTATCCATCCACTTATCATATTCATCAATGAGGGAATTGTCTGGCTTATTATTCGAATGATGAATATATGAAGCCAACCCATTGTAGTCTGCAGAACAAGCATCTGGGAATGGCATACCAAGAGAAACTGCCCTTCTCTTCATATCTTTGTAGGTCATATTTTCTAACCCACTACCCATTACCTTGATCTTCTCTTTGTTTAGTTTTAAGGGCCTTTTGTCCTTTTTCTTTCCTTTGCGCATATCTATATAAGTATAAAATTATATTTTTATTTCTTCATTGCAAATATAAACAAATTTATCGAAGTTACAAAATATCTGTATAAAAATTCTAAGAGTTTGATACTAGATTCCTCTTCCTGTGTAATTTATAGGCAGTATCTAGAGTCTCACATGTAAAATCCATGTTATTTATTGATTTGTAGTTAATAGATTTCTGGATTATTTCTCTGTACTCTTTCCAGAACTTCAATCCACCTTTACTATCAACAGTTTTTTCAAAGTATCTTGTCACCAAAAACCCGAAAGTATCTGCAATAGTTTGACTTTCGAATATGTATATCCTTAAATCTGTTATAGCCTTAATAACATCATCAGATTTTTTTATGGGCATTACACCATACCCTTCTTCTGGAAAAAGTTCATCTGAAACTATAGCTGTAAAATACCTTCTACTTGATGGACCATTTTTCCAATACTCAGTTATCAATTGCCTTATCTTGAAATCTGGTATTCTATGAAGGTATGATAAATATACCTTATCCTTCTTGGTCGATCTTCTTTTGTATGCAGTGGGAGCTTGCAGTATTCTTGGTAGTATTCTGTAATTATTCCACCTATCAAACTCAAGAATCAGAGCATAAAGGTCTTTATCCCACTTATTCCCTGATTCTTTAAGCCTTTTCATATTGGTTATTATTCTTGGATTGGTTATAGAAGTTAACAACCATGATGAATCACCAGAATGTATCTTAGCTTCCTCTTTTGATAATCTTTTAATCATTGCCCCGAATAAGTAATCTCTGAACCTTGGCTCAATGGGTGATTTTGGGTTTACCAATGATGGATGTAATTCGAAGTAGTCAGAGAACAACTTAAAAAACTTTTCTGCCCTTGCCTTAAGTTCTAAATACTTATAATGAGGCATCTTTAAAATTTCTCCAGCTTCCCAAGTTGATAGACCTTTCCCTTGTATGAACATAAGGCTATTCTTTTCTGCATCAGTCAAACAATCCCAAGCTAATTCTTGATGTCTTTCCATATTCAGTATTGTTTGTTCATTAGAATTTCTTCTGTACTACCATCTGGTATTTGTGACAAATCAACATCGTAGTCTGCAGAATACATTTTATATTCATCTGACTCATGATAAGCAGAGTATAGTACATTTTCTCTTGGTACTTCTATTTCTAAACTACCATCCATCTCTGGATATAACCTAACTAGCATCATTTTGGTAGTTAGGTTATTTTCTAATAATATTGCAGGTATTCCTTCAAATGGATATCCTCTAAGTACTACATAATCACCAATTGCTACTCTTGTTATATCGTCAGCCGAAAATATCTTGTTTGCTTTAGACATCTTTCGGTATTTTTTCACTTCCTCTTTGGTTATTGTAGCCACTACAGAATAATCATCAAAGTCTTCAGCATTGTCAACTCTTAGCCTTTTCCTTTTTGGCCTATAATCTAGGGATTTTAAGAATGACAGTATACCTGGGATATCTCTCTTTAGTTTGTTCAAATAATATCTATCGAAGGCTTTTTCTGGCTTCATTCGTAAGAATCCATAGTTGAATAATAATGGAACATCATCGTACTCATTATTACCTTTACGTGATTTCTTTAATACGCTTATAGTAGGGATAATTGCCTTCACATTTTTATACCCCCTACTTTTTAAGTCAGAGTTAATCCTTTTATAGAACTTCCTATCAAGCCTGAATATACAATATACATAGGGGGTCTTCATATTACTTAATCAATTTACGTACATACTTATGTAAATCTCCATAATTTATCAATCTTTGAACTTCCTTGAACATGTAAACAAAAACATGTATCTTTGGAGTGCTCACTTCCATTCTGGAAATTTCTGGTGATTGATTCTTCAAAAAATTATCCACTTCTTCATTTACCATAAAGAAAGCTTCATCTTTGGGCATAGAATTATACCTCATTATTAATACAGGTATTTTCTTAGCCCTTTCTGCATCTCTGTTAGCTTGATTCCAAAAACTGTCTATTTTACAACTCTTCATACCAAGTAACAGATGCTCAAATTTTATATCATGATAACTCTTACACTCTATAGATAGAGAAAATCTTTTTGCATGTTTTGGATCAGAACATACTACATCAGAAGATATATTATCTGCTTTTTTCCATCTTAATCCACCACTAGCTGGAGTTCTAGAAAATTCATATCCTGACCAATTTTGGAATGCCTTGCAAACAGATCTTTCAAATCGATTACCTTTGCTTTTACTGTTCTTTCTCATGATTTTATACCTTTATGACCAATAGTCATTATTGGTATTGTGAAAGGCCCCTCTCTCTGGTCACAGTAAGCACCCTGGCATTTGGTATTGGAAGTGATTCTTGATGTGAGATTAAGTATAGGGTTTTATCTCTGTATATTTTTCGTATTAAACCTATCACTAAATCAATATATTCTGAACTAAGGTTTTCAAATACCTCATCCAAGAATGCTATATTTATACCCTTAGCTTTAGTCATCACTTCATTCATGGCAAAAGCCATAGCTAAGTTGACCAATTGTCGCTGGCCTCCAGATAACTCTTCATAGGATACTTCTATACCATCCATTATGATTTGGGTATTGAAGTCTTTCTTCACACCTTGTATATCCACATAGAACAGTATACTGAATCCCAATACTTCAGAATATGAATCAAGAGTCTCATTCAATATATCTAATGAGCTCTCAAATAAGAATGCCTTTATTCCTCTGTTACCGAGTGGATCATCCATCACCCATTTATAATTATCTACCACTACTTTTTTCTCTTCCATCTGATTTTCTATATCAGACAACTTATCTGTTAAGGTAGATAATTGTTCTTTATACTTCTTAATAAGGCTTACGTTAACACCAGTTTTTTTCTCTGATGATAAATTTTTGATTTCAGCCTCTATGTTGTCTATATCTCTTTGTACCTTTTTTGATTCGTATTCTTTATCTTTTATATCCTCTAACTGATCACGATAGCTTGATATGCTATCTGATATCCTGGAATATTTATCTTGAAACTTCTCTATGTCTCCGAATGCTTTTTTAACATCCATTAGACGTTTCAAAGAGTTCTTAATATCCCCTTTCTTTAATAACTTTATAATAATACCAATAAACTCTTCTAGAGATACCTTAGTTTTACTCCTGGCATCATTTATTTTATCAAGTAATTCCTTTTGAGAATCCCTTGCTTCTTGTATCTTTTGTTCAATTAGGTTCTTCTGAGTTACTGTATCCTTAAGTTCATTTGACTTTTTAGCCTTAGCTAGCATGGATAATTTCTTTTCTAAGGATTTTATCTTTGAAGACAGATCAGTCTTTATATGTTTGGCTTGTTCTTTTAAGTCATCAAGCATCCTTTGCACTGACTGTCTCTTTTCTTTGATTGAGTAATATTTCTGATGGGTATCATTATACTCTTCTAATGATTTAGTGTAGTATCCCTTAGCAATTTCCCTTGCCTTAGAGATATACCCCAATTCAAATATCTCCTCAAACAAGTCTTTCTTATCAGATGGTGATTCCTGTATTAACCTTTTCATTCCCTGACCAAACATTATTGAATTCATGAAAAGGTCATAAGACATACCTAAATCGGCTACTATAAGCGCCTGTATGTCATTCTTATTTTTATCTGATACCTCTATAGCATCTATCTCATATATGAGTCTGTCTTTACCCTTTGCTCCATTCACTTCACCTTTATATTTAAGGCAACGGGTTATCTTATGGATCTTTCCACTTTTACTAAAGTATATCTCTACCTTTGTACCTTGATAATTCTTTTGCCTGTATTTCTCCCAGGTATTAACATCCGACTTACCTTTTATATTCTTACCATATACTGCCCATACTAAAGCTGATAAGATTGTAGTCTTACCTTCTCCAGTAGCTCCCCTTATTACGGTTATTCCCCTTAAACCAAGGTTTAATTCTAAATATGGTATAGAACAGAAACCTTCTATAATGATATTACCAAACTGTATCATTCTGCTTCCTTTATTACCTTTAATAATGTAGCCTTCTTTTTCTTATCTTTTATGCCCTTAGCTTTCATATATTTTCGTACCATTGATTTCTTAGAAAGTTCCCTGGTTATTTTAGGGGTATCTTCTACTTCCATAACTTTAGACTTACTAGCAATGACCGTATAGTAATTACCATCATCCATAATTTCATCTTCTGATGATACATCTATGAATTTTGGGAAGCATTTGAATGGCTTGAATTCCATTGAGAAGTCTTCATATATTTTCCAATATCCAAGTTTACAATTACGGTCTGTTCTCCTCTGTTGTATGGGAGCTCCTACCATGTATATCTTTTTTCCGAGTCTCTGTGGTTTATGTATATGACCTATCAATACCAACTTGAATTTAGAGAGTAAATTCACATTCAAATTCTCTACTGTTCCAACTTCAGTGTTGTCGGTATCTTTAGCTCCAGGATAATCAGTATGTAATAATAGGATTGTTGGCTTTAACATAGCTTCTTTCAACTCAGCTTTTATTAGCCCATCCAACCCTTTGTTATGGTCTAAGTAAGGAATACCTACTACTCTGAACTTATCAAACTCATGGTATGAGAAGTCTATATTGTGTAGGAATGAGTATCTTCTACACAGGTTTGCCCAGTGTGATGGTGATTGATTAGTTATAGAATTACTTTTCTGCAGGTCATGGTTTCCTGATATACCATATATGTTAAATTCCTCGCACCTATTTAACTCTTCGAACTGTTCTATTATAATTTCATCCAGTGAAGTACTTATATATTCTGGACGGTGCATAAAATCCCCGCAAAAGAATGCCGGGCATTTATACTTAATACATAAGTCTTTAATCAAAGAGAGGACCCTGAAAATACTTAGGGTCCTCTTGTTATCCTCATTGAACTTAGAGAATTCTCCTAAGTGCAAATCGGAGAATGCTATACCTATCACCTTCATAACTGAAGAAATTTCTTGATAAGGTGTTTTCTCTTCTCGTAGTTCATCTCATCCAGTATCATGACTTTTATCTTGTAACCCATGATTTCCAGTGTACCGGTATTAGGTATACCATTTACATACTGGAGTATATTTGAATCGGGTTTATATCCCCACAGGTCAAGTATACCATACATTACCTGCGATACCTGGAATTGATAATACCGAGATAATACTCGTTTACCATTGTCTTCTATTACCCACTCGTTAAAGAAGCTTGCTGAAAAAGGTATGAAAATTAGGTGAGTACACTGTTGACCAAGTAACATACGACATAAGTCTACTGCATGGTCTAAGTCGCATTCGGCTATCCTGTGAGAAAGTTTGTTGATGAAGTATGCTGCCGAATCAAAGTATGACCGGTCAGTTACAAAACTGTCTTCTCCCCTGAAAGCTTTGTTACGCAGGTTGAGTACTTGCATATCCTGAGCAAATACTGTACGGGCATCTTGCTGAATCATATCAGCATGAGGCATGTCTCTTGTTTCAGGTACCAAATCCGAATATGACCCGGATATGAAAGGTATCTTTAACATATCCGCTACTTCCTTGGCAATGGTTGTTTTTCCAACCCCCGAAACACCGGTGAACATAATTTGATATTTCCTACCGTTGTACATAATGTTGTAGTTTTTTGAAAGGTTCCAAAAAATCGGGTATCTTGAAAGACCTTAGGTTAAACTTGTCAAGTACCATGAATAACCTGTCTTTCCTTATATTATTAGTACATCCTTTTACCCAAGGGATTATCTTTATTGGATACAGATTCAAAGCAGATCTCAAGTCTATCAGAGACTTATTCTTCTTATATAACTCTTCTAATTGATCTCTTTCTATACCTTTGAATTCTGCTTCACTATCATTAATAAAATCTGCTATACTACCAAATTTATCAAGGAATGATCTAGTCTTTACTTCTCCCATACCATAATAACCAGGTATGTCATCTGACTTATCTCCGTTGAGTATTAAGTAGTCAACACATTCTTCTGCTGAATATCCCATTATCTCTCTACATGTCTGGTTATGTACTAGAGTTTCTTTACTTGGGTTGAATATCTTTACCTTCTTATCTAACAATTGACAGAAGTCTTTGTCAGAAGATATTATCAGTGATTTTCCTTTATGGTTTATTACCAACCAAGCAATGTAATCATCTGATTCATGTCCCAATCCCTTATTGTCTATGATCATTTGAACTCCCAGTAATCTCAATATCCTTCTCAACAAAGCCAATTGTTTATTGAAGTCTTCATAATCCATACTTACCTTACTTCTGTGAGCTTTATAACCCTCCAATAAGTCATTACGGAAGTTTGATGATTTACTCTTATGTGTATCAAATGTAATTACCACATGACTTGGCTTAAACCTTACAAGGTATGAACCAAATATTCTTAAGAACCCATATACTAATCCTGTTCCAGCTCCATTATTAGCTTTAAGATTCTTAAACTTATGGTATGAACGGTGAGCAAGGTTACTACCGTCCACTACCATAAGCATTCTTGGCTTTCTACCCCTCGTCTGGGATGATTTCATCTTCTTCTGTATCATCTGATTCTATTTGAGATTCATAGTCTAGATCTTCATCAACAGGGAACATATTTCGTGTAATCTTCTTTAGCTTACGCTTAGTAGTTCCTATGGTATTTATTCCTGCTGCCCTGAGTAATTTTTTCCTAAGATCTCCATCTTCTTCTATCAACCTATGGAAAGCATCTTCACCACGGCATAGTTTATTACCCTCGAACACGTATGTACCTCCACCAAGCTTTTCAATTACACCAGCATCTTCTAAAGATTCTTCTAACCAGAAGTATCTGTCAAAGCCAACTTCGTGATACTTTGGGTTAAAATATATAGGAGCTTTGGATATAGTTTCCCGAGGAGGAGATACCTTATTCTTTTTCATCTGAACAGTTACATATTTACCTGCTCGTCTTTCCTTACCCTTATACTTAATCTTGAGAGTCTTACCGGAATAGAAAGCTAACCGGATTGAAGCATAGAACTTGAGTGCTGCTCCACCAGGGGTTGTACTGGTATCTTGACCAAACCCTGCACCCAGTTTACTACGTAATTGATTGATACATACCATGGTTACTCCGAGTCGATAGAACAATTCGTTCCTTATTCGGAACATCTTATATATCTGCTTAGCTCGGTTTCCCATCTCGGCCTTGCTATCCGCCATCTTTGCATCAATGGCTTCTATTGAATCAAGGGCTGCTATTGAGTCTATCACAACTATGATAGGCTCATTACTGGTTAACTTAGACCTCCAATATATTGCTAAGTCTGCTATAGCATCCGATATGGTTTCTATCCTGGTGTCATTTAATACTGTTACTCGTTCAGGGTCTAGACCATTTTCCTCTGCCCAGGAGTTCATCCATGCCTGTTCAGCATCTACCCAAATCACATGACCTCCTAATTGCTGAGTTGCATAAGCAAAGTTATAGGCTATAAGAGATTTACCTGAAGACTCCTCGCCCATAATCTCTATAATCTTACCAAATGGTACACCCCCACCCATCTGATAATTGAGAGCAAAGAATGTGGATGGAATCCATAATCCGTGATGATTTATGGTACTGGCCTTTAATTGGAGAGATGACCCATATTTCTTGAGTATCTCATTTTGTGTGGGTATCTTAAACTTCTTACCTCCGGATTTACCAGTGGCTTTGGTTTTCCTTGCCATACTTGATTATTTATTAAAGATGAAAAAGTGGGATATAAAACTATACCCCACTCCTACTTTAGGTATATATCTAGAGATTTTAGATATCGCCCTTATATTTCTTCTTTTTATTGGCTAAACCCTTTCTTTTATTGCCCGATTTTTTCTTTGGCATATCATCTTCATCCTCATCATCACCTCCTTCATTAAGGAAAGATGCCAACTTCTCTTCCAATTGATCATAAGAAAGGATACTTGCTCTTACTGCTTTCTCAAGATCTACATCATCTCGGTATTTCTTATCCAGCTTGGTTTTCTGACATGGTGATACAGAATAGCTTGTATCCATCTTACCAGATCCAGTTCGGGTAATCTTAATATCATACCCCTCAATGGGATCGGTCATATCACCCCAATCCTCCTCATCAAGGTATAAATCTATGATATCCTGATATACCGAACGGGGTACCATCATGGGTTTATCAATCTTATCAGGATCTACCTCTTTTCCCTTAGTATCTTTATAAGCTATGACCCCTAAGATATACCTTCTTCTGGGTACTAACTTAGATGCAAGTGCCTTATCATCAGGATCATCTGAATTCTTAAGCTCCTGGAATTTCTCCATGAAAGGACATGGCTCATCAAATGTTGCCGGGGATATGATACCACCATCCTTTGGACCAAGGTAGAATTGAACAACTTCTATACCAAGTTCCTCATCGGCACCTCGGGATTTAATACGTACTCGTATTGTTCCTTCTTTTGGATATATCATCCCTCCACCACCACCTCGCTTTTCTAAATCCTTCTTTCTAGCGAGCATTTTCTCTCTAGTAGTCATTACACTACTTGAACTCTTTTTAGTTTTCTCTTTCATAGCTTTATTTATTGGTTTCAATATAAAGTATCTCGTTCAGTGATAATATAGTTGTTACCTGATCAGGAAGGTCTATTACATCTAATTCTTTACCTGCATATAGACCATAAGTTACTACTGCACCAACCTGAAGACCTGGATAATCTACTTCCTGTTCTTTGGTAATATACCCAACTTGAATTACTACCCCTTTACGTGGTACAGTATCCTTATCATGATCCTGTGGGATATAAAGACCACTCTGAGTTTTAGTCTCTGATGTTACCTTCGGGGATACAATTAATACCCTCCCACCTGTTGGTGTTCCTACACCTTTCAGTTTTTCGTTTAACCATTTTGCTTCTTCTACTGAAAGAAGGTTTAATTCTACTTTTGACATAGTTACTGTTGTTTACGTAAGTTAGCTGATACAGTTCTCAATATGTTTTCTCTTGACTCGTATGCACGACATATTCCAATGAACTTATTTGCATTGTATTCTGCCTTCATATACCTTTTCAAAGCTCCTTGATAGGCTTTATTATTTTCTGCCTTATGTGAAGCTGCCTCATTATTTACATTACCTGACTCCTTATAATAAAGCCATGCCTTGCTATATGCTTGATCTTTGGCTTTTTCAAGCTTATCCCTTTTATAGATAAGCCTATCCCTAACCATTACAAGTAAAGCATAATTAGAAGGGCTCTTTCTTAAAGACTGATTAACCAAGTTCTCATCAATCATGAGCTCCTGATCTAAATCAATCTCATAGGTCTTCCCTTGAAAAAGTATCTTCAAGGTATTTTTCTTAATCTGGGATAACCGTACTACCTTTTGACTTTTTTCCATATAACACCTCTTTCGTTGAAGTATTTATACATGGTCATAATACTTATTTTGTATTTGGCCTTTATCTGTATGTTACTCATACCACTTTCATAATCTTCTATCATACTATTTATAGACTCATCATTTAACTTTTGGCTTGGTATATTAAATCTACCATCATCTATACATTGTTTAGTATTTTCTTTATGAGTACACCAGTATAAGTTTTCTACTGTATTGTTTTCCCTATTATTGTCTTTATGACCTACACATGGCTTATTATCTGGGTTAGGTATATAAGTTTCAGCTACTAACCTATGTATGTTAAATGTATACTTAACCCCATCGTTATTTCTTAAGCTTACTATAATGTAACCATTATTCTTCTTTCTCTTAGTCATTTTCCTCCAAGTAACTTTGTCTTTATACTTGGAGTATACATCACCACTTCTTGTAACATGATAACAATCAAAGTATGGTATATTACCTTTCATATATCCTTTTCTCAAATTCCATTTTATTCCTAGCTATCTCTTCTGGATACAACTTAGGGTAATCTTCTATTTCAATACCTCTGTACTTACGATGTTCTTCTAAGTACTCATCTGGATTAAAATCTGGTTTAAGCATTTTCCTATAATCATAACCGGGTATAAATGGTAATTCCTCTGCCATTGAACGTCCTATAACAAAATCCATGCTCATATTGACGTCGTCTATCTGAAAGTTAAAATATTCTTTTGTATTAGGGTTACGACAAGTTTCCCATATTTCATGTACTACCCATGTATTTATATATTCTGGCCTCACCAAATAGTAGGTAGCATCGTGAACATTACAAGTCTCTTGCATAAATGGCAACTTACCTTGTCTCATTTTCCAATAGTTTAATACTGAAGCAAATAAGTTCATATCAGATGCTGCTGATTGACATGGCATATTAACAGATAATCGTACTGCGTATGCTGCTTCTTGTTCATTATCGGAATATACCTGAGGTAACCTTCTCTTTCTTCCGAACAAAGATTTTATATACCCATGCTTAATCAATACCTTTTCTTGATGAATCATGAACTTTTTAATCTTAGGATGTTCATAGAAGAATTCATTTAACTGCTGCTGAGCTTCATCTGGTGTTACAATAATACCAGCTTTTGGATCTGACAATTTAACTGCAAGCAGTTTCTTCTGAATACCATAGATAATACCGAAGCAAATCTGTTTTGCCTGCTTTCTTCGGTTCTTCCAAAGATTATGATCTGGGTGTTGTTCATCACTGTAAGCTTTATATGCTTCCTCATATGATACCCCATACTTCTTTGCTGCAATAGCAAGGTGAGGATCCTGACCTTTTGCAAAAGCCTCAAGATATGTTTCATCCCCAGACAGATGAGCCATGATTCTTAACTCTGCTTGAGAGTAGTCAAGAGCCATGTACAACTTACCATCTGGGGCTACTAATTGCTTCTTTATATTTGGGTCTACTGAAGTCTTTGGGATTTGCTGTAAGTTTGGTTCTTGAGAATTATGATTTAGGATATTATTAGCCACAAACTGATGACAGTTCATAACGGATAAATCATATACACCTTTCTTACCTATCGGTTTAACTTTGGTAATACCAATTTCTTTATACATTTCCTTACCTCCTTTTCTTTTGAGAATCTAGTAAGATTTAGAGATTTTAAATCTAGTCTTATAATTTTATAGCCAAGAGATTTGAGAATACGGTCTCTACCACTATCTGCTTCTTCTTCATGCAAATTTCCATCTAATTCCAAGTTGTAATGACCCTTTATTAAAAAGTCTAGATGTATATTATGTTCTGGTATATAATATTGTATTTCATGCTCTATACCCATTTTTTCTAGAGCTTTGTGAAATTTATACTCTATCAAATTTGTAGGAAACTTAATACCATTATCTACTATCTGTTTCCTAAAAGCTCTCCTCAAAGAACGATTTATCTTCCTAAGTTCCCAAATAAGACAATCCATTTTATAGATAACCTTAGGAGTATTATAGAAAAATACATCTTCCCATCCCATTCCAGTAATAACTTTACATAAAAGTTTTATATCACATCTAGAAAGAGAATACTGTAGTTTAGTATTAAGTAAAGGAGATCTATTTGGTAGTTTAAAGTTATAGAACTGTTGTATGTGTGACAATTCCCAAGAAGTTAATTGTAGTCTCTCCTTCAAATCCTGTTTACAAGTAGATTTTTTAACGGCTTCTTCTAAATCCAATAAAGGTATAAGCTTACGGGGTTTATACCAATTAATCCTATTAGAATTATTACTACCAATCTGTTTATTAGCAATCTTCTTTCTATGAGATTCCTCTATTTCTTCCCTAGTAAACCATTTATATAGAGAACCTCTCACTATCCTATGACCAATGCCAAAATGATAATTAAAGTCTTCTATATTCCAATTCTCTTGAAAGAAGTAATGTAAAAGATCTTCTTTCTTTATATATCTTTTACCATCCTCTACTATTAACTTTAATTTTCTCCTTGGACCGTTGATAGATTTATCTTCGAATACCTTTTGCCTATTGTTCGTAGTCTGGGACATATCTTAAAAGTTTAATTTTAGAATCAATAGTATTTCGGTATTTGTTGTAAATTTCCCTTAATCTTTTAGTACCTTTATTGGTTATAAATTTATGATCTAAAGTACATTGAATAGAAGTACCATCTTCAAGTGTTACTTCATACATATCATCAACACCCTTATATATGAAGTTTTCTATTAATTGCCACCCATCTTTAGTCATGGCACATAATCCTTCACCAATCCAATCCTTAATATCTATAATTGGTATTTCTCCATATTGAGTTAATACTTTTGTATCTCCGCCTATGCAACTCAATCTACCGCTTGTTGTTCCATGTATCAAAAATCTACCATGTAATTTACTATCATCCTGTACTTTATCATGCCACCCTTCTATATATGTAGTGTACATCTTCTTCAATCCTCTCAACTTGAGTAGATTATCCAAGAATATTGCTTTTGGACTTTCTGGATTTTTAATTGACAACCGAAGTTCTACCAATATATCCTCATCAGTACTCGGCTTATCAGTATCACGATTTGTAGTCTTATCCTTTGTATATTTTATAATAGGGAATTTGAACCCTTTTTCAGAATATAACAACATCGGTAAGTCTACTGGACTACCAAGATTTATATCCCGAGTTAATTCCAATTCCTTCTTTGTTGTAAATACACCAGCTCTTATGTTGGATATTTTCTGTTCCCTGCTAGCTATCTTCCTTGCATCTTTTGGATCACTATAATCCAAGTCTTCAAGTTCTCTTTCAATTGAAGAAATGTATTTGCTTATTCTTTCTTGGATAAGCCATCTAGAGAATCTTTTTACTCTTGGAAGATTCAAGCAACCAGAAGTTGCTTGATCAATCTTTGGTTTGTAAGATTCAAGTAATTCTTGATTGAACTTTCTATCAAGGTATAATCCGGTTTTTTCTGCATGCTGCAATACCCTGGAAGCTGGCATTATCAAATGCCTTAATAAAGGATACATACCTATTTCTATCAATTTGTTCTCAAAGAACATAGATAATCGTAAGGTATAATCTGTATCCTGACATCCATATTTGCAAAGTTGTTCTAATGGCTTTTTATCCCATGGTATCTTATCAAACTTATCTGCCTTCTCATAATCCCCGTGTTCTGGTAAATACCTACGAACCATCGATTTAAGGTCATTCGGTCTCTCTTCATTTAAGAGGTACTTCATTAACATACCATCTAATACTGTACCTCTTACATATATACCATACAACTCAAATATCTGAAGGTCAAACTTCAGATTCCAACCTACTTTGGTTACTTTTGGATTCTCAACTACTTTTCTACCAAAGTATAGAAGCCATTTTTTCCAATGAGGGTTATCATATTCATGATGACATAATGGAATAGATACTCCAGAACCAACCTGAAAAGTTACTGATAGAATGGTTGGTCTGAATGTTTTATTGTATATGCCTTCAGCATTGGTCTCATAGTCAATTGAAGCTATACCTGTCTTCAGACAAGCTTTCACAAGTTTCTTAACCTGTGAAAAACTCTTAATTATGGCATATCTTGACTCCATCTATAATATTATTAAATATTGCAGTATTCAATAGTTATTTAATAAACCATAACTCTGTTGAGATTCTTTAGCTTATTCGACAATAAGACAGTATACTTTTTACGGTATACTGTCTATAACCTACTTCAATATTTGAAAGTCTTCCATATTGTTTTTATATGTTTTATGAGTATTCACCAATATCCTACCATGTAATCCAGAATATTTCTTGGGAGTTAAGTAATCCTCTCCATATATGTCTTCCAATACTCCATGGTAAATATTCGGTACTCTCAAATCTCTACCTTCAAATGTTAAGAATACATCCGGATATTGGTTCTTGTAAAAATCAATATTCTTTATGATATTGTTATGTTCAGGAAAAGCTAATGTTGCCCAACAATTCTCTTGAGTGTTATTATACCTTTTCCTATTCTTTTCATAAAGGTTTTTAAGGTAATTCATTCTTTCCCTTTCAAGGGGAATATTAGCAAATTTCCAGCTCCTATTCCTTAAAAAGAAGAGTTCTAGTTTAATTAATTGCAATTCATATAGAAATCTTTCCCTTTTCCCCTTATCTTCTGGAACTCTATCTAATGGGAATATATCTATGAATATGCCTTGATTAAAATCCCAATTAGCCTCTAAATCCTTTTCCAATATAGCAGTAGTATCACTCCTTCTTATCTTAGCATGTTGATAGATAGAACTATCAGTATCTGGTACTTGTAAGAAATATGGATATTCTAAATTTTCCCTACAGTATGATATAAACTTATCATATTCATCTCTGAACATTACCAAATCGATATCATCATCCCAAGGTATGAATCCTTGGTGTCTAACTGCACCTAATAGTGTACCTGCATCAAGATAATATTTTACTCCTATCTTGTCACATATATTAACTACTAGATCTAACATATCTAGTTCTATATCCCATACTTCTCTCCTAAGGTTGCTTATTAGATGACCATTATGGATATGATTACTAATATAACTCATATTATTCATGATTGTATAATAATCTTACTACATCAATATCTTCTGCGAAAGTTACCTTGAAGTTCAATCTATTACCCATTACATAGTTCACTAAACCACCGTTGTCTTCATACAAATCAGAAGCTGTTTGGTATTCTATACCCTTATCTTTTGCCTTATTATAACATCCATAGAATTGGTAAAATGGAAATACCATGGGAGTCTGAAGCCTCATGTACTTATCCTTAGTATATACTACCTTATCAGAATCTAATCTTAATGTACCAGTTGCTGGAATATACGGTACATATGCAGTGCTATTAAACCTACAATTATTAATCATGAATGTTAGTAGATTTTCATCGAAACCAACTCTTACACCATCATGGAAAGTAACTGTATTTGGCCAAAGTGATTCCTCATCTGTTAATAAGCTTTCAAATCCTAAGATTCTCGAGTGTTGTGCAGTATCACCACCTGGTATTACTGTGATTAATCTGCCTAATTTACCTGGATAGTTATTAGATATTCTATTTTTTACCCACTCTACATACTCTGGATTCACAACAAGAACTATCTTACGATAGCATCCAGTACGTATAAATTTATCTAATGAGATTTCAAATAGGTATTTATCTTGTGATACTTTTAAGAATTGTTTGGGTACTTCTTTATTTGTTCTTGTACCCTTTCCAGCCATGGTAATTATAACATCATTCATAAGACAATAGTGTTTGATACTATGTACTCGGAGCGGGAGTCGAACCCGCAAGGTCAATGACCGTCAGAGCTTAAATCTGATGAGTTTACCTATTTCTCCATCCGAGCTTTTATTAATTAGTACGGGAGACAGGATTCGAACCTGCGACCCCTTGCTCCCAAAGCAAGTACACTAACCTGACTGTGCTACTCCCGTAATTGGTACCAGCCTGTATCACTACTGTCTAGTACCTCCGAATTTACCAGGACTGTTGTCCACGCGCAAAATAAGAAAATCCTTGGTGGGCCCAGAGGGGTTTGAACCCCCGACCTTCGGATTATGAGTCCGCTGCTCTTACCAACTGAGCTATGGGCCCTTGTGAGGGTAATGGTAATTTCTTCACTACTAAACTCGATTCCCAGAACAAAACATCATTTCAATTACCAATTACCCTCTGAGGTTATCTCAATTCAGTTTGGATTGATGTCTTAAGCTTAACCCAATCTTTTTTATAGCTATGCAAACTATCAATAGTATGATATAAATATCCAGGTTTAATTCCTACTTCACTAGCTACATATTCCATCAGTCTCCATGCCAAATATACATCATTTCCGAAATGAGTTACAAAATCGGATGATCTTTGGTGATAGCAAATATTTAATTGCTTTTCTCCTCTGGCATTCTCCCGGATAAGGAAATCATAATACATTGAACATGGTATTCTATGTTCACCACCAAGATAGTTTGAATCACAATCCTCATTAAAACCATCCTCACCATATATATTTAGTATGGCTTTTCTAGTATCGTTGTCTGTTTTTAACAACTCTATAATTGCTTCTATTTTAGAAAATGCCTTGCCTTTATATGAAACTGTCTCATTCATACGTTCAGCATAGGTATAATCAAAGAACCCATTTACTAAGAACTCTTCCCAGATATCTTTACGTAATTCCCAAGCTTTACCTGGATTTTCCATTACTCCACTAATTCTCTCTTTAAATTCGGCATCTGCCCAATCTTTAGATTTGGTAAATACAAATAATGGAGATGGATCATCCATGTGAGTTAAGCAATATTGTTCACAAATAAGCTCTTTAGTTATGAACTCATCTTTGCCTTCTATTACTTTGTTTTGGTAAGTTTTTGGTTTTACCTCTATACCCATCTCCCATATATTACGGGCAGTCTCAGACATCAATTCGTAGGGATTTGAATATATTCTCATGGTTATAATTTTTTTTATGTTTGCAATTCAATAGACTTCCCTTTCTTAGAAAGGTAGCCAGTCTTCATTACCAAGTGTACAATCCTTAGCCAGAGTTTTGGGATATTTGAATAGTTCTGGTCTCAATACTTTCAAAGCTCTTTTATGTACCTTATACTTTATCTTTTCGGGATCTACTTTAAGTAAGTACTTCAGCCTATCGTACCAATTACTATCATATATACCAATTCTATCACTAAGCTTTAATAGATCCTCATGAGCATGGTACATCAATAATACCGTATCATCATTGAATATCTGACTAAAGTGTATTGATATACAGAATTTATCCCCAGTGAATATGTATTCACCAATTCTTTGTATTAATAAAAGATCACATATTAGTCTTTTAGTTACTTCAGAAGCCCTCATGAATACCGTTATCATGGGATAATCCATACCAGCTTTCTTTGATACTGTCAATGATAATAAACAATTCTTTCCATGTGCATGCTTATTATCAAACTGATACCCTATGTTGAAAATCTTTCTTGAATTCAATGATCTCACCACTTCTTGTCTCAGATCAATCATTGAATTCTCATCTATATAATTAGCTATCAAAGATTTCCATTTAGCAGATGTATAATTAAAGTGCCTTCCAAAATCAAATTCCGGGTCTACTAGAGGTTCTTTAATATAAATAACCAAATCATTTATATATTGAGCTTTACCAATTCTTTCAATATCCAAACCGGGAATATTGAATAAGAATAACCTGTTAAGCCCCTCCCAAGCTTTCATGCTATTTCGGAACACTAACAGGTTATTCTTTACTTTTAACTTACTCATTAGCCTCAGCTATTGGTTCGTTATCATCCATATCATCTTCATCAGGTGAAGAGAATGATATCAACTTTTTCTTTTTCTTCTCTGTATTCTCTTCCAACTTTAGTTTAAGGCCATACTTCTCTGTGAACTTAAGATATGTCTTCTTTATCATGTTACGCTTTAGAATTGATGGACATACCTCTGGTAATGGAATTCCATCCCAATCTCCAATTTCTAAGTCAGAGGCCAACATTGATTTTTGCTTATATCCTAAATCTTTCCTAAGTACTTTGAAAGCTCTAAAACTGTTGCCATAGGTTTTATAACTAGCCTCATCACTTGTCATTAATTTTTTCAGTGACTTACGTATCTTTTTCCTACGAGCCTCATCATTACAGTTTTCTTTCAAGAACTCTTTTAAGTCCTTTATGTTCTGATATAGAAGTATAGTAGTATCATTTGCCCAAGCAGCCTTGATAACTAACTTCAATGAGAAATTATCATGACCATAAATGTACTGTCCCATACGACAGAACAACAACATGTCTATAGGCAACCTTGTAACTATTTCTGATGAACGTATGATTACCGTCACCTCGGGATTATCAACCCCGATCTTACGAGAGAATATACCCCCAACCAAGCATCCTTTTCCACTGCCATGATTATCAGCAAAATGGAAACCTATGTGATAATTCCTATTTACTGCCTTATTCTCCTCTAACTTCCTTATCATTAACTTTGCCTGATCAAGAATATCAAGATCAAGGTAATTAGTTATTAATCCAGTCCACTTAGTAGCTGTATATCCAAATAACTTACCAAAATCAAATTCTGGATCAAACTTAGCTTCTGATATCTCTACTACCAGATCATAAGTGAATAATGAATCGGTTAAGTTATACCCTATCCCTTCACTAAACCATTCTGGTTTCTTAACCAAAAAATTTTCAAGTATTTGCTCCCAAGCATCTACTGGCCTATTGCTCTTTACTATGTTCATATTAATACTTCGACTTTTGACGGAACATATTAATGTGATTCTTTTTGAAGTAGATGTAGAATACTTCCTTTGAATCCATACCTATCCATCCAAGGTATCCACAGAAATATATGAATGCCTTCACTAATTCAGCCTGGTACTTTAACTCTTGAGTCATTACCTGAGATTGCTTCCAAGGCTTATTCTTCAAAAAGTTACGAGCAATGTTAAGGTGATGGGTTATCTTCCACAGTATGTATGGATATTGAATTTCATAGTCCTCATAGTTATACATCCTACCACCAACTAATAAGTTTATGTTGTATTCAGGTAAAGATCCACTATCTTTATTCTCATACCACTTTAAGAGATCTATCTTTTGATGATTAAGTGTAACATCAATATTACCCTCATCCATCAACCATTTCACTCCCATATTCTGAGCAGTATATAATACATCACCTCTCATTTCATTGAAACTATCAATTTCAATCTTATTGAAGTGATTATCCTTAGCATACTTCTCCATATATGACATAATGTCATCTGGACCTACATTTGCATATATTAGCAACTCTACAAAGAAGTGTATTGCATCTGCATTCTCTTCATTGGCATTTTGAAGATTGTTTAACAATTCAATGTAGATTGAGTCTTCACAATTACCATTAGCTAACTTCCAATGATTTTTACTCATACTTTCACTGATAGCTTGGAATGATTCATATCCCTCTGATAATTCCTCTACCACTCTAGCAGTGAAATCCTTCAACAAGGATTGTGATGCCTTAGTATTTATGTCTATTGGGTATTGTGGTAATCCCTCTATGCCTATATAACCAGATAACAGTTCTTTTTGCATAGAGTATATCTCTTCCAAATACTTATCACCGGGTATGATACCAGGTTCCTGAATTATGTCCCTCGAGTCCATCTTCTTATTTGTTATCGTGTGCACCAAATCCTTTGTCTCCTCTTGTTCCCCAGTCCTTTGCTTTCTCTTCATACTCCTCATTAGGTATCTCTATGGGATTTGAAAGTAGGATTGGAACATGTATGAACTGCATTATCTTCTTATCCTGTTGAAGAGGTATCCATACTTCTTCAGGTGAATTATTTTGTATACCTATGTGCATTTCACCAGTATATGGACTATCCACAATCTCTGCAGTGAATGTCAACCCATCTTTAGTAGCAACCCCAGATTTGTTTGCTGCCATTAGCATAGACTCTTTGGGATTGATCAGTACCTTTATACCTGATGGAATAAGCAACCTTCCATGAGGTTTAACGATTACATAAAGATCATCAGTTCCCATACCATTGAACTTGATATAACCTTTACTATACATCTTACGGTTGATACCAACCATATCACGTAAATCTTTTTCCCCCACCCTTAGTATATCCTTTTCTGATAACTTAGGGATATAGAAATCTAAACCTGCATCCCCTTCGTTTGCTCGGTTGGGGGATTTAACCTCCCGAATCTTTGTGAACTCTAATTGAATCATGTTATTTACTGTTAAATTTACGGTATAAGTCTCTTGCTTCTTTACGTGATAATTCAAACCTACTCTGAAGCTTATCAAGTATTTCTCTCTTACCAAGTTTATCCCTTACCAATTTACGGTAATACTTCTTGCAACCTGCCATATCAATCAAAGGTTCCAAATCCTTGTATTGGGTATCAGCTTCTAATTCCTTTCTGGTCTTACCCATTAGATCTGTGAACTTGATACAACATAATTCGGAATCCCCGCACATCTTGCATTCCTTGGTTGAAAGATCATAATGCTTACCAAAGCATACATCTCCGTTTGTTCCCAACTTAGAAATATCCATTGGTTCAAGGATATCACCTGATTCTAATTCTTCCCTGGCATCTTTAAGTTTGTCTTTCTTTTTCTTAGCCATATATTCGAGTGTTTGATATCATTCAATAGTTAATAGGTTTTTTCTGTTTCATTGATGTAGAATAGTATATGCACTAACTTTCAGGCAATCCCTTATGCGTGCGTGCGCATTATTAAGCTTTAGCTTAAAGACTTACTAAAGTAAGTATAGAAAGTATAAGTTTATATAGCTTTAGCTATATAAACCTCTATTAGTATTTTAGTATACTAAAATACTAATAGAGATATACAGGTAAGTATATACGCATACGCGTGCGTATTATCCCTCCACCTTGATTACCTTTAAATTTTCTTTCTGATAATACGTTTTTCTATGATTGCCATGCCTCTTAAGGTAATGACCAGGGAATTGAAGGTCATCAAGATATGCCTTCTTCTTATTCATGTGAGTTCTTGCAAGACGTCCCAATATCTGTATCGATTTTTCATTAGAATCCATTGATGCAGTATTCTGAAGATATTTCAATTCAGGGAAATTTTGACCTCTAGAAATGATTGTAGTAGCAATTAGCACATCAATTCTCCCTTCCCTGAAATCTTGTAGAATTTTATCACGCCCTTTTGTCTTATGATGTACATATTGTATACTGTAATCATTTCCAAGATGTTTAACGTAATACTTGTAAAGATTTTCACAATGGTCAATGAACTTACATACAATAAGAGCTGGCAATCTTTTTCTCTTCAGATTGTATCTTGTACGATCAAGAGAAAACTTCCAAGCTTCTTTGTTATCACATATCACTTCTTTGTATTCTGTTGGATAGTCAACTTCTTTAGAATACTTAAAGGGAGCATATACCAGTTTACAGGTGATGGGAGTAGAATATCCTTTCTCTATCATATCAACCAGTTTTACTTGGTTAACTTTATCACCAATGAAAGACATGATATTTAGGTTATGTATCAATTTCTTCTTCTGGTCACTCATGTAAATTGTACCACTCAATCCAATTCGTATTCTAGAGTTGTATAAGTGCTGTATTACGGTTTTATAGGTTTTGTTATCTATGACATCAGCCTCATCTATTAATACCATATCAATTTCTGATAGGAATCTTTGGTACCGTTTTATGTTAGACAATAATGACTGTACCATGCACACATTGAAGTTACCCCAATCATTACATTTACTACCTTGGATAAATGCAATCTTTTCACCTGGTAACAACTCTGGAATCTCCTTTTTGAATTGCTTAAACAAATCTGCACTGTTTAATAACAACACAGTTTTCAATTTCCTATTGAAGGCTTGATGTAACCCACAGAATATAAGTGTCTTACCAAAATTTACAGCCAGGTCTGATGCACAAATCAGGAAAGGAGTATCCCCTACACGATTATTTAATATCTTTTCTAGAGCTTCTTTTTGTACTTCCCGTAGATTTTTATCTCCCAGTATATCTGGAATTACTGGTTTAATTCCTAACGGGGGTCTATTATCTATAATTTTTACTTTTTGTCCCATTTTACAGCATTCATTATAAACCTTATTCAGTAGGCCTATCTTGAATTGACCATAGTTTGAGATATATTTTACATACCCATCCCAATTCTTTGCCCTGCTATACATCAATATATGCCAGGCATCAGGATGCTTGATCCTGAAAGCCTCATATAATTTGTTTGTGAATTTAGCTGGACCAGAAATCTCACAAACATTACAGTTCTTGATAGTTATAGTTATCATATTCTTATATCAAATATCCAACAAATAATACCCAATATCAAACCAATTATTATAGCTACAGTATATAACACTAATAAGGGTTTAGCTGCTTCTACCATTGGATCATATCTTTTCATATCCTATCTTTTAAAGGCATCCCAATCCACATGTTCTGATTTGGGTCGGGATACAATATTAAATTTAGCCATATAATTGATTACTCTTTGACGAGCCTTATCATTTGATAGATCTTCTATCTTAGGTATACCATTACAGAATTCAAGAGCATAGAATTGAGCCTGAACAAAAGTTTCATAGTCAACCCCTATCTCATCTGCAAGTTTTCTTGCTCTCACAAACCATACATATTCTTGTGGATTCTTATCATAGGTATTGTTGATACCTATTCTGTCAAGAATTTCCTTGGTATAGTTCTCATATACCTCTCTAGTATATTCTGGATATTTATCCTCTTTAACTTCTATCTCAGAATCATATATCTCAATTATCCAATTAACTCTTTGATGTAACCAATTAGCACAGAAGTTATAATTAACTCTCTTGGCTTGAGCCATGAGTTTAAGGCCAGTAGTTACAAATTCAATATAACCTTGACGAGGTTCAAATCCATACTTTTGACAGAATTCATTTACAACAGGTACCAACTCTTTTATTGATGCCCATTGTAAATCTGTTTGCTTTATTTTAGTTACTCCTATATGTTTTAATTGTATTCTAGTAGAGTATATAATATCGGCTAATAAATTAGCATCCCCTATACTACCTGAAGTTCTACTGATAGCCTTTTTTCTTATGGGTTTATTCTCTCCTACTACAGATCTGTGATCCAAAGAATATTGCCTGGCTCTTGTAAAAAATTTATCCACAAATTCTTCTGATACTTTATCCCCAATCTCATTCCATAATTTACGGAATAAAGATTTGGATATATGGATTGACGGTTCTCTCTTTACCTTATTCATAACTCTTATATACTACTCTTGCCTTAGCTTTTAACTTATCATTTCTTTCACAGTATTCAGTGTAACTTTTATTCATCTCAACCCGTATAATTTCTGAATTATCTTCATACCATATATGATAAATTGAATCTTCAAATCCTGATGGTACTGAATATTTGACCTTCCTCCAAATAGGGATAATACCCAACAGATAGTTAGTTACCATCTTACAATAATATAGGTCACATGAGGCATCGTAATAAATCTTATACTTGTTATATTTGTTATTATGAATAAGGCTATTTGAAGAGTCGGTTATATTGCATAACCAAGTAGTTACAATAAGTGTAATAAATGAAAGTAATACCACTGATATAACCCAAATTAAAAGTGCCATAATTTATAATTTTAGTTCTGATTTTATAGTTAAAAGTTCTTGATAAGTCTGATATGTCGTCTTTCGTACATATTCTAAAGTCTTTCTCTTACCCAAAGAATTCACATCTTCATTATCAGGTAGAAATACCACCTTTACCTTTTTAAAGGGTACTAATTTGAAAGCCAGGTCTAATGCCTTATCCTTAGCATCTGGGTCAATTAATATAATAAACTTTTCTACTGGGCTTTTAATAAATCTATTCACCTGATATCTTGAAATGGCCTTGCCTCCCGTTGCAATCCCATTTTCTCCGATAGTCTCTGCATTAATTGCACCCTCACAAATATAAACTGTTTTATATATTTCTAGAGCATCTGCATTAT